CTTTTACACATACTACGGTGCAGAAACATACACCTTCATCACCTATGGAGAATGGGGTGGATATTCACCTGATGCACTTGGCACACACCTGGTTGAAATCAAATGTCCGTTCAATAGCGGAAATCATCTTCAGAACTCATTCATCACGAACAACGAGCAGTTGAAATCAAAACGCCCTGAATACTATTGGCAAGTTCAGATGGGGATGGTTGCAACGGAAATGACTGAGGCGTATTTCGTGAGTTATGATCCACGAATGCCACACGGCAAGAAGATGACAAGCACCTTGATCACTTTGGAGGAGGACATCCAAGAAATCATTGACGAGAAGTTGGCATTGGCTGGAGAACTATTTATGTCAATCACTAAATAAATCGTTCATTTACAAAGAACATAGTAAAATAAATTTGCAGAATAGAAAAATATGTTGTTAGTTTGAATCATAATACAAACAGATATGAAAACAATCAAGACACAAATGAAAGACATTCAAGTAGGCGATGTCGTTGTAATTCGTTACGCAGAAGAAAAGGTATTTGCAAAAGTTGATACCATCACTGAAGATTTTCAAAAGAATGGAGTTCGTGTTGTCACTCTTTGGAGAAGTGATGACGAAGTAGCAATGGGAAAATCAAAAGGCATTTGGCAATCAAAAGAAAATAGCTTTTTGCAAAAAGTAAATCAACCAACTTTATCAACTGATAGCATCTCTACAAAATTGACAAACATTTTATTTGTTAGCAAGAGATAACGGGATTTTAATCGCTCCCTTTAATAAAAAAACTATGGATTTGATATTCTTACTCGTAATCACACCCATCACCATTGCGGTGATGTTCGTGTACTGGAAGTTGAAACAATACTTCAATGACTTTGACAACCTGCCTGAGGCATCACCGTATGAATTTGAAAGGGATAACTACATACCTGAATTTGATACCTACACGAAGGCAATCTACAAACACAAATTTTATAAAGGCAAAAGCAAATGATACAAAACTACTTAATTATCGGGATGGCAATCTTGTTTGTCATCACCCTTCTCCAGTTGCACAAAACAACCGAACGAGAAGATGAGCTACTTGAAACAATCTCAAACAAGAATCGTTTGATTTGGGACTATGAAACCGAACTGCTGGAGATCAGGTCAAAGATTGCGGAAGCAAATGACCGTGCGAAAACTTGGGAACTACAAGCAAACTTTCTAAAAGAACTAAACGATGACAAAAATCAAAGCACTCGTGGTAAGAGCGTCAATAAATGAGATTATCAAATGGCGTGTGTACTTTGCCGGACAATTACTTGCCACATTTGAGAATGAGAAAGACGCTATGGAATACGCTGAATTTATAGACAGGCAATGAGCGAACGATATGCATTGATTTGGGCGATTGCCATCCTTCGTGATGACTACCATTATACTTGGTTGACGATCTCCAGGAAGATGGGACATTCACAAACTAAGGTGATGCACTTGTACAACCAAGCTAAGCCACACTATAACTTATTATTTCAACCAAAGTGATATGAACATAAAACAGATTGTTTACTACTTGTTGCAACACAAACCCGAAACAAGGGATTGCGACATCAAACTGATGGCGATTATTTATCGCAGATTATGTGAAGGCAAGGATTTCTTCACGGAGTTTGAAGCGAAGCGATTGCCATCACCGGAAACCATCCGAAGATGGAGGTGTAAGCACCAGGAAGAGAACGAGGAATTGCGTGGCGTGAATTACAATGATCGTCATAAATCTCAAATAAAAGTAAAACGAGAGTTGGGATATTCATTCTAATGAATTATATTGCAAGGGTATTTAAGTTGTGTACGAGACAACTAACATTAGACCTTTACTCCTGGCAGATGCTCAACTCGTACTTGGGCATTTGTTCAGGAGTTTTTTTATTATGGAAAATATAGGACAAATCGTAAGAAGTAAAAAAACGGGGAAGAGCAGATACACTCCCATCAACAATGATATCTTGCAAAGCTCACAATTGACTTGTGAGGAGAAAACTATCTTGATATATCTATTGTCATTGCCTGAAGATTGGGTTGTCTATAAGACCGTTATATGGCAAAAAATGAACATAGGCAGAAACCGATTCAATACCCATTGGAAAGGATTGGTCGATAAAGGGTATATCGTTTCAGTTCGTGTGATTGATACGACCACCAATCTTGTGCGTGGATGGAATCATATTGTCTACGAAGAACCAGTACTTACCGAATCTCGAATTGACCAACCTTCGGACTTACCGAATCTCGGACTGTCCGAAAAGCAGGGTATATATAAAGAAGATATTCTACAAAAGAATAATACTACAAAAGAAAGAGAGGTAAATAAAGAAAAACTCACACCAACTGAACAAGAATGTATTGATGAGTTCATACTAAAAGGTAGATCAATCAGCGAAGGCGTGGCGTTTTACAACTATTGGGAATCAATGAATTGGACAAGGAAAGCCGGAAAGATTCAGAAATGGAAAATGGCAGTCGTGAGTTGGATTGAAAAATCAAAAACTTTTAACAAAGAAATTGAAACATCTCCACAAATTATTAACCGCAAAGTATTTTCTTTGAAAGATTATGACGCAAGAACTTGAAGATTACATAATCGGTCAATTACTATTTTACGACCAAACTCGTGCAATGTTGCCGAGAATCAAATCGCAATGGTTTGAAGACAACCTGAACAAACGCATTGTTGAATCAATGTTGGAGATGTACATCAACAACGATGAGATTGATGTGCTGACTTTGGGAAAGAAGTTCAGCCGTGCAGAGATGGTGACCATCGTCAAACTCACGCAGAATGTTTATGGAATGCCAAACATCAGCAGTCACCTTCCAGCACTTGAACACAAGTACCTGAAGAAACAATTCATTGAGAACATCACCAACTTGGATTTGACTTCTGACTTAAAAGAGATTCTCACTAATGTGCAGACAATGGTTGACAACACTAAGTTCACAACCATCAATGATCCGGTAACAATTACCCAAGTTACCAACAAGACGGTTGATTCTATTATTGAGGCGGTGCAAAGAGGCGATAAGCTCACGGGAAGACCAACGGGATGGGCAGGACTTGACCGGGTGTTGGGTGGATGGAACAACGGTGATTTGATTGTAATGGCTGCAAGACCTGGACAAGGTAAAACGGCACTTGCTTTGTCGCTGATGTATGACTTCGCCAAGATTGGCGGTAAAGGATTGTTCTTGTCGCTGGAGATGAGCAACGAGCAACTTGTAAAAAGATACTTGTCATTAATCACCGACCTTGCAAATTGGAAGATTCGCAATGCAAATCTCCGTGAGTTTGAGGTTCAACAACTTATCAATTCAGCTAACAATCAGACGGTGCAATTTTATATTGATGACGATCCAAATTGCAGTATCCAACAAATCAAATCCAAAGCCAAGATTCACAAAGCAAAACACGGACTTGAACTTTTGGTGATTGATTACATCCAGTTGATCAAAGGAACAAAACAAAACAGGGAGCAAGAGATTGCCGAGATATCCCGAAACTTAAAATTGCTTTCTAAGGAACTAAATATCACCGTCATAGTGTTGGCTCAGTTATCACGAAAATGTGAGGAGAGAGCGGACAAGAGACCTATGCTGAGCGATATCCGTGAGAGTGGGAGTATTGAGCAAGATGCGGATGTTGTGATGTTCCCATTTCGCCCGGCATACTATTCAGGAGAGAAGCTCCAGCAAGAAGAAGCCGAACTAATTATCGCAAAGAATCGTCACGGTGAATGCTACACAATTAAAACGACATTCATTGGTGAACGCACAATGTATGAAGAACGACTATGAGAAAGTATTGGACAACGGAAGAAGCTGAAGAATTACAACGGTTATACCCAACAACGATGGCAAATGATTTGGCGGTGCGTTTTGGATGTACTGTCAAGCAGATTTACAATAAATCAAACAACATCGGTATCAAAAAAGACATTGAGTTTTTACACCAATACTATCTTGAAAACTTCAAAGGACACCAAGCAACTCAATTCAAAAAAGGAGTGGCATCTTGGAACAAAGGCAAAAAAGGTTTGCAGATGGGTGGAGTTGAAACACAATTTAAGAAAGGACGAACACCACACAACACTAAGCCGATTGGATTCCGTTCACTTCGGGATGGATACCTGGTAGAAAGAATAGAGGTCGGATTTGAGTTTGTTCACAAGCTACTTTGGAAACAACATCACGGAGAAATACCACCAGGAATGTTTGTCGTGTTCAAAGACCGCAACA